CATAAACCAACACCACAAGCGCCCCAACTTGAGTGATGTCAACGCACTCAGGAGATACTCCTGTAGCGATACAGGCAGTCTATCTGTCGCCGCCGATAAATCAAACGACCACACTTTAGACAATTTACGCTCTCGCATAGTCCTTACTAATAAATTAGCAGGTGCTATTTGATCGTATAAACCATCTTGTGGGATCCTCTTCAAGACCGACTTAAACAGATACAGGTGGAGCGGACGCAACACCCACTGCGTGAAGCTATCAACCATCGCGAACACTCGCACTTTACCAGGTTCCGACTTTGTCGCTAACCGGCCAAGTACAGGTCCCGATCCGGGACTCTTAATACTTTCGGCATTCTTATCTCGATACACCTTATCTTTTACCGTCCAAGGTTGACCGGCAGGACCCTGGATATCTCCAAGGCCCTCAGATGTACTGAGGTTATATACCAAAGTACTATGATCTCCACGGACTAGGTAATCAGAACCCATCAATTGACAGATTTCAATTACCTTACGCCAGGTCTGCGTTTGAACTCGCCAAATGGCAAGATCAACAAAGAAACGGGAACTGTTAAAACAGTTATCCGGATCACCCGCAGTCCAGGCCCAGGCTGTATTTGGGCCCGATTTCAATAACGGAACCATCACAGCCTTCAATGACGGAAAGAAAGTACTCCCTTTCGGGGTCTTTCCTTCTGGCAAAGAAGGAACGTTGAAATAGATACCAATCTCTGTTCGGAAAGCCCAACAAAAGGCTTGCCAATCTTTGACTAGTCCACTTCGCAACTCCACTCCAGGAGTAATAATTGTTGAGACCGAGGTTTTACCTTCAAACGGTAGAACTCTATACAAAGTAAAGAGCCCTAACCATAATCTGATAGCACCCCGATCCCCACTTTTAATTCGTTTACGGTGATGAGCCGGAATCGATCTCGGGATTCCTGATCGAGTACGAGATACCGCCGGTCCAATGGTTTGAGTTGCTGACATAGGATCTTGAGCAAGATATTTCTCTAAGAGAAGTTTCTCGCTTTTCAATCGCATGGCAGCTCCTTTATAACCTTGGTGCCGGATTATCACAAATACCGTACGCACAAAAACAAACGTGGCTTTAACCCAACCAAGAGAACGAGAACCGGCGAGCAGTGGAGCGACTATTACTAGTCGTCCCACCAATCGCTTAGCGCTTTTTACAGCACTAGACCAGATGGAATGAGCCTCTAATTTGTTAAATTTTTGGTTCATTTCTTATTTTATTAATTAAATATTAATAGATAAGACATTATCTCATGTAGAGACTTAGCCACCACTTCGGTTTCCACAAAACCTTTAAGGTAATGTGGTCCGCAGGTCGCTTTGGAAGCAGTGTTCTCACACTCGAGGTTGTCTTAGACAACAAACGAATCGCATGGTCCCCTCGATCAAGGATTATTAATCCACAGATTGCTCTGCTTTTCAATTCCTTTTGACCGATTTCTATATAGACTCAGTCTATTAAGTTCTATTTAGTCACCTAAATTACTATTTTCAGGTGAAACCAATGTGGTATCGAAGCTTCTAAGATGCCTCATTTGATTTCCGCACATACCTAAAAAGGTACATGTGTTACCGGTTCAACTTGAACGAGCAAGGTAAGAGGTCCTTGTTATCCTCCATTTTGGAGAATTCCTCTTAAATCACTCTGGCGGTGGAATCAACCATTTGCTTAGAGCTAACTAGGGCTCATATACTCACTTCATTACAAAATAAGTAATACGAACCAAAGCTAGGAAACTAGTCTTTGCTTCATGATGGCTTTCGC